CCTGTTCCATTGTAGCGCACCCACGCCTTCGCACTACCATTCACAACGTATTCTGTTGATAGGCTACCTGCGGTGCTGTGTTCCAGCGTATCTGCTATAATTTTTCCAGCCATTATGCGAGGTCTCCTAAAACCATAAACTGCGCTTCTGAAACATCCGCAACAGAACCTGTGCTTCCCACACGATAAAATGTATCTACATATGCTACATTCATTTCGTTGCCGGAACATACGCTAGTGCTTGCGTTGCCAGCAAAACCAGCGGCTGCGTAGTCATTGTTTGCCATATTGTTTGTGTAGTTTGGGCGGTAATTTCCTGTGCCAACATCCGTAAGACTGGCGTAGTTTAGGCTGTTAGTAATGGATGTTCCTGCATTGTGCTGTATCCAAGCCTTCGCCAAACCCTGCTGCAACTGCATAGTCGCCGCACCACCTTCACTTGTTACTGTGATGTCACCAGCGGTTGTCTTGCCGGTGAGCGTATCTACTTTTATCTCACTCATGCTAAGTCTCCAATACATGCTGACATTGTATTATTTCTATCCACAAGAGTAGCTGTAGAATTTTGCACGGCGTAAGTGTAAGTGCTTGTTGTTGCTGCGGCACCGTGTCTAACAGAAGAAATTATACCATAACTAGTGCTTTCTTCGCCTGTTGACCCAGCCGTAAAATAATTTACACTAGACATGTTGTTAATAAAAACTGGTGAGCATATGCCTGTAGCACCATCTGTAATGCTTGAAGTATTGAAACTTTCTAAAACAGTTGTTTCATCGTCATCGTGAATTTCAAACGACTTTGCAGTAATTTGCTTAGTCAGCGTGACAGGACTTGTGCCATCGCTGGCTGTAATTGTGTCTGTGCGTAATTCACTCATGCTATTACCAGATTACCATTAACTGTAACGGTAACTCCTGTCGCTAGGGTTAAAGGGCCAGCGCAAAGTGCGTTGGTGTTAGCTACTACTGTGACGCTAGTGTTTAACTCACTCTCATGCACTCTAAAGATGTCTGCCGTACCACCACCACTATCACCAAGGAAGCTACCTCCACCTAATACAAGGGCAGGGTCTAGCTTGGCTTGTGTAATAGAACCGTCAGGTGGAACAGTAGCCTGTAGTGCTAGTGCGTTATAGACCACATAGATGTCGTCAGAGGCCACTACAGAACCTGTGAGGGTAACTGTAGTCCCTGCTGCTGAGTAAGCCTCAGTAGGCTCCTGACGGACGTTATTGATGTATAGGTCAATAGCCTCTGAACTAGCTACAGCATGAGACAGTGTTAGTGTCGTACCTGTAGCACCTGTTAGGTCTTGTTTAGGGGGAGTCTTACTAAAGCCTTGTGCTTGTTGATTACCAATGTAACCCATAGTTCTCTCCCTTATGTACTGATATCATCAACGGCAGATACCCAAGCATCCATAGAAGCTGCTGTGTCTGACTTAACCCACAGCCTGTCACCGCTTGCGACTACTACCTTTGCGCCACCATCAAGTAGCTGCAATGCACCGCCAGCAGCAATAGGTGCGCCTTTGATTAGATAGTGATTAGTACCACCGTTTGAAATGTAACAGTCTACTGTGATTGCATTACTAGTAGTATTCGTCATATGAATACCAACAATCGTATCGTAACTGTCAAAGTCTGTGCCATTAGGAATATCAGCCGCTGTAGTGCCTACGCCCTGTAGCATATATCGTCTAAAATTTTGTGCCATAATTTATCCTTTATAGGGCGATTGCCATTGCGATTGCAAATCCAGCAGAAGCTGTTGTGCTTGGATCAGGTGCAACTGCACTCCAAGTATTACCATCATACACCCTCATCTCGCTGTCTGTGGTGTTGTAGTACAGATCACCAGCATGAAGACCCTGACCATCGTTGTCAGTTGTGGGGTCTGCCGACTTTGATCCAAGGTACGTGTCATCAAATTGGTCAAATCTAGCTGCTGCTTGTTCTGCGTAGTAACGTGCTGAGTACAGACCGCCACTAACTGTCGTATAAACATCAAATGATTGACCACCACCCAACGCCCACTGTTTAGCAGAGCCATTCAGGGGTGTCATTGTACCGATAGCGTGGGCTTTAGCAGAGTATCCAGTACCATTATCTACACTGCCTGTGGTATTAGTTGCCCACTCCTGTGCAGCACCTGCACCAGCCGTGTTAGTAACACCAGTACCACCAATAGACCAAGCCTTAGCTGAGTAACCTGTAGCATCAACGATGCCTGTGGTCTTAGTAGCCCATTCCTGTGCATTGGTTTCGCTAGTTGCAGCATTAGTCTCACTTGTTCCAGCATTAGTAGCTGAAGTAGCTGCTGCATCCTGATAGTGTTTAGCTGAGTAGTCAGTAGTCACACCATCTGATAGAGTGTACTGGCTACCGATAGGGTGGATAGCAAGTTTAGTAGCGTCAGGGATGATAGAGCCTGTGGCTGCTGTAACGGCTGCGTTAGCTGCTATTACTGCTGCACTAGCTGCTGCTGCTGAGATGCCATCAGCGTAAGCCTTAGTAGCTGCATCAGTAGTAGCTGTAGGTGTTCCTACGTTCTTAATAACACTGCCTAAGGCATCCCACTTGTTATCAGTCCCTAGTTGAACTGAATCCTCAGCACGGTCTATTGACTCTTGGGCTGCATGGAAGACCTGAATACTACTATCATCCAAGTCTTCTTCAGTCAACACTGAGCCAGACGCAAAGTCCACTGCACGTGCTGTAAGGTCTGTACTACGGCGAACCTGTACTAGCGTACCAGTAGCAGGGGCAGAGGTTAGTTGTACAGTAGAGCTAGAAGGAAAAGTTAGACCTGTCTCAGCCACACCGTCAACGGTTACACTGATTTCAGCAGTGTCCTGATATGTAAAGGGGATTGAGAACTGCGTAGTCGCATTATCCCCTGTATAGTTTTGATATGATAAAGCCATTTGTTTTCCTTTAATCAACTAGACTTGCAGAAGCATTTAGTATTTGTCTTGCTCCATATAATGAAGAGTAAGGGAGTAGCCGGAGTAAGCTACGCATCTCTGTTTCAGTTAGATCATTGCCACCTACAGCCTGTCCCAAATCTTTAATACCTGAGGCCAAGCCTATTAACATACTAGCTCCTGCTGGTGTTACAGATTTAGTTGATCCATCCATAGCTCCTGTTGTAACTTGATAAATATAGTGAGCAATAGAAGCCGCACCAATTTGACCGATAGCTCCAAAAGCTACGTTACCAAGTTTCATACGTTCTTTCATGTACTCTTCTCTATCGCTACGGCCTAATGAATTAATATGAGAACGTGAGATATACATAAGAGTACCTAAGGCAGCAGCAGATGTCAAAATTTTGGCAACATCTACAGCATCCCCATTAGCTGCACGTACAGCCAAGCGTCCTGCTTGCTGTTCCATAGAAGCTAACGGAAAAGACAGGAACTGAAATAAGCTCTTACCTACTTCACTACGTAGCCAGTAACTAACAGAGCCATTATTAACTTCCTGTACTGATTGAGTAGCTTCACGCCTTGCAGCACGTAAGAATACATTCTTTGCTGCCTGACCTGCTTCTGTCTTATCCCATGCGTTAAGGTTAAGATTGTCTAGAGTATCACCATCTGTAAATTCAGAATGTTTTCTAATCTGTTTGTTGATCTCTAAAGCTATCTCATCACTAATGCCCATCTGCTCACGCTTGATGGCTGAGAAAGCTATTTCATTACGTTTAGCTTTTAGTGCTACTTCTGTCGCAAAGTTATAGATAGATATTCTTCTTAAGATATCTGTAACACCCTGAAGACCTGAAGCAATAGACACAAAGATACGTGCCTTACCTAAAGCCTCATCAAGTTTTGTTACTTCACCAGAGCCAAGAAAGTCTTCACCCTCTGCTATACCACCCTCTAATCTGTTACGCTGAGATGTTACCTTAGTTAAGATACCATCACCACCTGTACCAGTAGCAATCATCATTTCATGTGCTACCTTATTTTTTAGCTGGCCTGTGCTAGCATCAATAATAAGGTTCTTAAACTGTGGAGCAGTCTTTAACAGAGTTTCAAAAGAAGTCTCAAACATTACGTTAGAAAGTTCCATGATAGCAGACATACCTGCCATTCCCATATTTGCCACAAAGCTATATTCACGCACACGTGCGAGATTTCGCTGTGTCAAAGGAGACAAATTACTATCGTAGGCTATACGTCCTGTAACACTCTTATAAAGAAAGTCTAATTGCTTACGAGCTTCGTCAGCCTCAGGTGTACCTGTTGGTAATCTACTTAGTAGGGTTTCAAAATTAGAGCCAATAGTATTAGTATTGATACCGTTCTGAGCTAACCCTGTAGCACCTGCTACCTGAAATAAGTAACTCTCATAGAGGCTACGTGCATTACGTTCAAGTAGGTCAGACATGCGTAAAGTAAATACTCTACCATCTGCACCTGTTACTGGTAGTTCAAAGTTTTCATCAAGACGCATACGATGCTTAGTACGTGGATGACCCTTGATAGGAAGATTTTTAGATAGAACATCAATCATAATCTCAATGTCTACTTCTTCTACACCTGCTGCTTTGAGGGCTGCAACTGTATCATCCATATCAGCCATGCCATCACCAAGCTTACGAAACTCGTTACTAGAAGGAGCAAAGAAGCCTTTAGCATAACCACGTGACATAGCTCTAATGAAGTTATTGACAACACCAGCGTCTATATTCTTTCTACCTGCTGCTGTCAAAGACTTTGTTACATCTCTAACAATAGTCTTCTGTTCGCTTCTGATAGCACCTTCTACTAGATCAACAAAGGCTGGGTTTAGATCACCATCAATGTCGGGTAGTAAGGCTGGCTGGTCTTTTGTACCCTGTCTATACTGAGCTACATTAGTTCTATTAGCCTTACGAGGTAAATAGTTTTTAATGTTACCCATCATCTCAGGAATCCAACCAGCAGCATTAGCATCAATAGCCATTTGAGCTACTTTATCCATACCCTCAGAGTAAATCTGAGCAATGCGCTTTATTTCTGGTAGAGCATTGGGATCAGGCTTACGCATATAATCCCCTACTAATTCCTCTACCTGACTTGTTCTAAGATTTAAAGACTTTGTTAGATTTTTATAGAGATTTGTTAGTTCTATGGCATTAGGTAGAAGTGTAGTTGTGACAATTGTATCACGTGTCTCAAGAGCATTACCCCCTACTACTTCCTTACCACCCTTAGTGCCTAAGCTGTCTAAGGCTAAACCCCTGCCAAGCCAACGAGTAAGCCCATCCTCAGAATTAAGAAGAGGAGCTAAAGAAGCAACTAGTCCTCTAGGCTTTACCAAAGCACGTAAGCCTCGTTGCTTAGGTGTAGCTTCAATCTCTTCTGCTGTCATCTCAGTGATATCTTTTCTAGATACCCCTGCTGTGGTGCTTTCTCCTACCTGAGCAACTTCATCAGCACCTGTACCAAAATCATCATTACGATTAGCCAGTGCTATAAAGTGTTCAGATAGTTGTTCATCTGTAGCAGCTTTAAGGATTGCCTCATCTTGTGCAGAAAGTTCTTCACCATTAGCCTTACGTTGTGAGGCTGCAAGTATCTGCCTTCTCTTAGATGAGTAAGCAGCATACTTACTAACACCTGCATTAACAGAGCCACCAATAGCAGCAGCCAGCATAATGTCACCACCTGTTACTTGATGAACAGTTTGTGATCGGAGTAACTCAAGACCTGCTTGTTCTGTTACACCTATGCCAGCAGAAGCCAGTAACCACTTTCTATTAGTATTTAGTTTGCTTAAAAACTTATATCCCTTAACTGCGCCAAATGTAACAGGAGCAGTAACAGGAGCAAACTGAGGCTGAAGAGAAGCTACAGTAGCGGCTGTTCCTAAGGCTACGGCAGTGTCAGCAGGGTCTAGTATATAACCTGCCATCGTACCAGCAAAGTAAGAACCACTGCCCTCTGCTGCTTTCTTACGAGCATCTTCCACTATTTTTATTTCGTGGGCTACTTTACGAGCAGCAGAGGTTCCTTTGTTTATACCAGCATCTATGATTTTTTTAACAAGCTCTTTATCAAAGACACCAGTTGTTATTTCTTTTGCTACATCAGTAGTAAAAGGAGTATCTTCATCAGGAAAAGAACTGAGTAGCCTAGCTGTAGATATTGTAGTACCCTCAGAAAGCTGTTGATTTACAAAACCACTCAGAAATCCTGTTGATTCTTCTTTAGCTTTCTTGGCTGCCTTTTCCATTTCAAGGTTAGTAAACCTACCACCTGTAGGGGCGGGGGACATGCCCCCAAACCCCATCTCTTCTAGAGTATTCTCAAAGGTATTTTCAGCCATAAGCTTTCCTTTTATTCAAAGATATTTTCATACATACTAGTAAACAAGTTCTTAGTTTTCTTAACAAGTTTATCAGTATACACACCTGCTTTTAGTTGAAGCATAGAAGGTAGTGATTCCGTAGGAATGTCGGACGCACCTTGCAGTCTCCTAATACCTACGGCTTTGTCTTTCATGTTGTAAGATGACATGGTTACTTTATCACCAGTATTACCACCGATAAAGAATACCTCATCACCCTCTACTTTTACTACGATACCTACATGACCAAAGCCTAGCTTATACTTCTTACGCTCTTCTTTGGTATGTTGTTTAATCATAATATCCCCTGCCTTGGCTTGTGTATTCTCAACCTTTGTACCTACATTGGTATAAGCCTTGGCACGTATTTGATCAAACTTATCTTTACCAAATAAAGCTTTTGTATCAATGCCAGAGTCACGTAAGACCTGTGTTAAGAACGCAGCACACCATGCTTGATTAGTAGCAAACTCTTCTACTGTTTGATTGTTAGGATTCCAATCACCCACTGCTGTTTCAAAGAAACCTTTAACAGCCTTAGCACCCTCTTCTGTGTTCTCATCAATACCGTAGTATTTATAAGCTGCATCAGCAGGGTTCTTAGCCATGGCTATATCAGCTACAGCAGAAGCAGTAGGAATATCCCCTACCTTTAACTGTTCCTTAGAAGGGATAACATCAGTATCGGCATGTGCTTTAGGTATGACAGCCTCAAAGACAGATGTAGCAGCATCGCCAATACTGGCTCCTACTTCTTCAGCTACTTTCATAGCTCTATCTTTTGTCTGTGTAGCCCACTTAGTAGCACTAACAGTACCATCTTCTGCTACATTGTAAAGCATGTTAAACTTAGCTTTAGCTAGAGCAGTGGCCTGTTCTACAGAACCTTCAGCATACTGTGCAGCTTCTTTAATTGACTCCATAAACTTAGGCCACTTCTTAGTGACGTTAAATCTACCTAGCTGATAGCCCATCTGAATTACACCAGACTTAGTTGAGTCAGGTAAGTTTTCAAATCCATCTACTTCACTAGTAAAGAAGTTATTAATCTTAGATACTTTCAAAGCTACAACAGCTTTTGATTCGTCTGGTTGTACATTGTTAATATCTTTAATTAATGCACGTTCATCAGGCTCAAGAGATTCTACCTGTAAGCCGTGACCTACTGACTTCTTACCCATATCTTCATACTGAGTATACGAGAAACCCTCATCCTTCATAATAGTAGCTGTAGCATTAGCTTCAGTTACAGGATTAACAGTCTCTAATACTTTCTTACCTACGTCAACAAT